TGGCAGGTTATATGGCAGGGCTTCAATGTCTTTGATGCTGTTGATCCAGCCGCCCCTGTCATCTGGGCGTCTCTGCCGGAACGTCTTTGGGTTGTCGAAGCGCAACACCTGATAGGCCAACACGCCATCGCTGTTATAATAATCATAAGAACGTGCGAGGCTCGGCACGACAGGCAGCGACTTTTGCTGCTGCCTGCTGATGCCGAATTTTCTCTCAAGCACGTCAGGTATGTTGCCGTTGATACTCGCTGGCTCGTTTGCTTTTACCAATGCCACAACGCCCCCGCTTTCGCCTGTCTCGAAATCTGTCCAAACCCCTTTACGCACGTCAATGCTCTTGCTGCCGTGATTTCCCCAGCGCAACTCGGTGCCTTTCGACAGGCGCGGGTTCGGCTCACCCCAGTAATGCCTCGCCACCTGCTCTATGTATGCTGCAATATTTGTCATCTCGTTATCCCTATCCCCCTTTGTCCCTTAGACATGACCGGCGTTGGGAAGGGAGGAACACCCAACGCCGGTCACTACCGCCGCTTAGAACAAGTCAGCGCCTTCGACTACCGAAGGGACAACAGCAGCGGGCGCGACTGTTGCGGCGGGTTCTGGGGCAGCTTCTGCCTTGTCAAGTCCAGCGGGGCGATCAACCCAGCCAACAATCGACCACTTAGGCGAGCGGAACGTCTGAGTTCCCTGCGCCTTAGTCTCGATCTGGATGCGATCGCTGCCGGTGATCTCGACCACTGGCACCTTGCCGGGGTTGTCAGCCTTGCCAGCCAAGAACGCATCGTGAAGATCATTCATCTGATTACGCACGATCTTGCTTGATGATGACATCTCGCGCAGGCCGATTTCCTTGTTCATCATCCTGATGCGGAAGCCTTCCTTGTGTTCATCGCTTGGCTTCACCGGCATTGGCTCGCCCACTTGCACAAAGCGAAAGTCTGGCCCAGTCGTTGTGAAGGCAATGAAGCCAACCTCGATCTGATCCATATCCATCACCACCTTGAAGGGCAAATCCATTTCGGTTTCGCTCTTTTCCCAAGTTCCCTCGCTAGTCTGATGCCGGTCTTGGCGCACAAATGAGCCATCCTTTGCTGAAAATTTCATAATAGGCAGGAAATCCCCACCCCCGGAACTGCTAGTCTCTGTAAAACCTAAAGCCATTTTTAACTCCTAAACTTTAGAACTACCGCAAAACCAATGCGGCTTGGATCGGGAAATAGGCGCAGATATCCGCGTCTTGGCTATCGCCTCTGTCGCTTCTGCCACCCTTCCCCAATGTGTAATCGCCCGCGAAATCGAACCGGGCGATATTATCCTTATAAACATTCAGCAGATACGCTGGCAAGCCAGTGTGCTGCGTCAACAGCCGCGCTTGTATCACTTTAGACAAGCTGATCATCGCCGTGTCGTACTGCAACAGCCGCACATTGCGATGCTTCACCTCGATAAATGCCTTTGCCTTGTTGTCCTTGAATACCACAAAGTCGAGGCGATACTGAATTGGCAGCTTGTAGAAATCATAGCCGTGAGCCGCAAAAGCATCGGCTAGTGCCTGCTCTTTGCGCCTGTCGGCATCGGTTTCGTACATCGGCCTAGCCATCAGCGAGATGCTCCCTGACAATCATCATCGCCGTCATCGTGTCGCACTCTGTTGCGTAGCGCCAGTCGTACTGCTCCGAAATATCACCGGCTGGCTCAAAGCCATCCATCCCAGCCACAGCAGCGACAGGAAAGCGCCAGCGCCAAGGCAGGCGATCATAGCGATACACCAGCAAGGGCAGCTTGCCGCTCTCTGTAGCCAAGGCAGCAGCGCACACTTGATCCCACCAATTGGGGTCGATGTTATATCCGGCGCGTTTGCGTTTTACTTCAATTACAAAGGGGAAATCTGGGTCGCTGCAAATAATGTCGCCCAAATCAGACTGCCGGTATTGGTTTATGTCGCGCTGAAACTTTAGGCCATTGGCGTCACCGCCAAGCTCGTCAGTCAGGATTGCGATGATCTCGCGCTCCCCGCCCATCCCCTTGTTGCGCGAGTTAACCATTGCGGTTTGCCAGACTGCGCATTGTGCGAGCCGCAGCGTCATCGCCGTTCATCGCCTTGATGCGCTGATCCAGCCCCTGTTCCAGTACCTCATCGGCCAAGCTGGACATTGAGCGATGGTTTGATGCGCTTAAAACGTGCCGCAGTTTGTCAACTGTTTCGCTTCTGAGCCGTAGCATTTGGTTTTTAATACCAGCCATTTATATAACCTTTTCAATGGTTTGTCATTTTTTTCAATAAAAATTGCTAATAACACTTGTAACACATCTATAGAATTGTTAAATAGTTATTAGTCACTAGTAATCAAAAGGGAGATAGAGATGACTAAAATACGCAAAATTGTAAAAGACGCATTTAAATGTAATGAGCTTGTCTATCAGTTCACGCGCATTGATGTTGAGGATGGTTTGCTAGTTGATGGCACTGAAAAAGAAGTCAACGAAAAATACAGTGACACTTACATTATGGGCGAAGCTGAAAACCGCTTGGCTATCTGCGATGCAAACGAAGATGACCCTGATTACCAGCGTGACGCTCGTCAGCTTGAGCGTTTTATTAACAAATATAGTAAGGCGGCAGCATAATGACACAGTACATCGCTTATTACCGTGTATCAACTCAGCGCCAAGGCCAGTCAGGTCTTGGCCTTGAGGCACAGCGCAACGCCGTTGCAGGTTACAACATCATCGGCGAGTACACCGAGATCGAGAGTGGCAAGAAAAGCCAACGCCCGGAATTGGCTGCTGCTCTTGCCGAGGCCAAGCGCACTGGCGCGACACTGCTGATTGCCAAGCTCGACCGGCTGGCGCGTAACGTCCACTTTATCACCGGCTTGCTTGAGGCTAATGTGCCAATCGTTTGCGCTGATATGCCAGAGGCAGACCGCACATTTCTACAGATGGCCGCCGTGTTCGCCGAATGGGAAGGCCGCAAGATCAGCGAGCGCACCAAGGCCGCACTGGCCGCCGCCAAGGCTCGCGGCGTCAAGCTCGGCGGGCCTGATCCTGCCGCTGCTGGCCGTGCGTCTGCCGCCAAGCGCGTGGAGCGTACCAATGTCGTTGCGAAACAGGCAATGCCTATCGTCTCGGTGCTGCGTGAGGCTGGTGCCTCACTACGCACCATCGCCGCCAAGCTCAATGAAGCTGGCATACCTACCGCACTGGGCGGTAACTGGCACGCATCCAGCGTGCGTAACTTAATGGGAGCAAACTAATGATTAAAGATACAATCGGTATGCTGTTTGTAACAGCATTTGTAATCACTTTTTTTACTAACGCCGTCACAGACTGGAACTTCTGGTATTTGATGGCTCGCTTTGGGGGTGCAGGATGAAAATTACTAGATTGAAAAGAGGCTATCGCATCAATATGTCTGACATAGAGTTTCAGTTATATGTGCGTCTAATTGATGCTGGAGCAGCAGATATGCAAGACCCAAATTTAAATGATCCGATTGAAAGATATTATGATCGGATTAATGGCACATCAAAAATCAGTTCTTGGTTTCAAGTAGCTGAAGATAGGAGAGACTAAAATGGTTGGAAAATTAACACCAAATAATCAGTTGAGCGTCAGCCGGTTGCCTGCTTTGCTGAACGCATCGCCGTGGGAAACGCAGAATGAATTGCTTGAGCAGTTCATCAGCATTGATGCGGGCAACCCACCAAAGCAAATACCTCAGAACGAACCAATGGAGCTTGGCGATTTCTTTGAGCCAATGATATTGCGAAAGGCTGCCGAGCGGTTGGGTTTGACTAATGTTGAGACTGACATCACCGTGCCATACCAGCACGATTTCTTGCCGCTGGCGGCCAGCCTTGATGGCACTGGCGTTGGCAAAGGTTCAGTGATTGCCAACTGGGATAAAGGCATTTATGTGCCTCAAGGCGGGGCAATTGACATTGAGGGCGTTGGCCTGATTGAAGCCAAACTAACGTCAGCCCGGCCAGAAGAAATCCCGGCAACACATCGTGGCAGATACCAGTTGCAAGGTCAGATGATGTGTACTGGCTACAAGTGGGGTTGCATTGCAGTTCTGTATCAAAGCACAACGCTGCGCCTGTTTGTCTATCGGGCTGATGAGGTAATACAAAACCGCATCAGAGAGGCGGTTATTGATTTTGAAAATCGCCGAAAAAATATAGACAAATACCCGGTCGTGTCACCGGCTGATGGGGTGGCTGCGTATGGCCGGGTCGATGCAGACGCACCGCCCATCGAGCTTGAGGGTGACGATGCAATGTGGGTAGATTACCTGATGACGGCTAAGGCCAACAAGGCGATGGCCGAGCGCGAGATCGACATTGCCACCGCATCCATTATGGATCTGATGGGCAGTCACGACACGGCCTTCGCGTCAGTCGGCAATCGCCGAGTGCAAGTCAAGTGGCCTACCCGCAAGATGCGCGCGCAACCTGAGCGGATCACACCGGCAAAGCCTGAGACTGTCATGCGACAGAAAACCCTAACGCTAAAGGAGATTGAATAATGGCTGGACAGCGCAGGGAAAGCTCGTGGCGGCCTGTTGTTGAGGCAGTGGCCGCTTACCACCGCCACAACGGCCACGGCCCGACAGTGGACGAAATAGCGGCGGTAGTAGGCCGATCAAGAACCGCCGTCAGGTTTCAGTTAGATAAACTTATGGAGGACGGCATCATAACGCACACGCCCGGCAAAATCAGAACGATCAGGGTTGTGGAGTAAGGGGGCGAAAGCCCCCTTATTTTGTTAGGCCGGATTTCTTTTCGTAAGTTCTGAGGCCGCCAATGCCGAGCATCCCGCCAAGCACAGTGAGCAGCGTACCCATATCAAACTCAGGCAATTCCGGCAGTTGATAACCGGCAAAGGATGCGCCAAAGATAATCAGGTCTTTCAAAATAAAATGATATGCAAACGCAATTGCACAGACCCACCCAACTGCCGGTCGCCAACCGCCCTTGAACACGCTGCCACTTGCTGCTTCAGCCTTATTGATTTCCAACTGAGCGAGCAAAGCCTGTTGCGCGTGTTGGTCTGCCATCGTGGCTAGTTCATGCGCGAGCTTATTCTTTTGATCCTTGTCCTCAATGAACTTATCTAGCAGGCCAGTCACCGGCCCTATCAATGCTTGTATCATTTCTTTGTCTCCGAATTTAAGAACACGGCCAGCGATCCTGTCATAGCCCCAGTCACCACGCTAATCAGGCTGGCCTGCTGTGTCGATAAGTCTGGCTGAGATAACGCCCACTCAATGCAGCGCACATAAACCACAGTCATCGTAAAGATCATTAGGCGCGGGATGACCTTGTATTCGACTAGCTTCTTACTCATTTGCCTTTTTTCCCCAATTGATTATTTCATCAATGGTTCTGCCGCAACCAATGCACCGGACGCGATCCTTGTCCAGAACACAAATACCAACGCAAGGGCTTTTAGCCATCTGCCAAAGCCCTCATTCGTTTGACCAGCCTCTCCGAACGGTTCGGGAGTTGCCTTGCCCATTTACTGTCGAGCATCTCTAGTGCGGCCCCAGCCCAATCCCTGTCATTGACGCACTTGCGCATAGCCTTAAAAAGCCTCATTCTGGGCAAGCCCATATTAAACATCATGTTGGCGATGATGCGCTGCGCCTCTTCGGGTAGTTCGCTAAAGTCCTCATAGAGCCGATGGCAATCCTCGCGCACTATAGCTATGTCCAGATCGAATAGCTGCTTCATCCGGCGCTCAGTAATTGTGTAGCCCAATGGCTTGCCATACTCCGCATCGCCTTCAATGATCCGATGC